GACAGAAAGCGATATCGCACTTCTCGCACGCGCATTTGTAAAGTAAAGATTCGTACCTTCTGTAAGGTCAGTAGTACTATTGCCAGCAAAATCAAGCTTATCTGTAGGAGTGTTTACCTCCTCAAAAAAGCCTTGATTTAGAAAAAGTGCCTTCCTAGATGCCATTCTTTAATTCCTACAGCCAAAGCTAAGTTGCAAGCAACAACTGTCTGATACTTTCATCCTAACAGTACTAAAGATGTTTATTCGTCGGCGGTCCTTGTAGAAGGATATTGACGCACGTTACCTGGCCAAATAATTCTTACAGCGCCATTGGCACCATTACCTGAGTATTGCCCGTTACCGCCACCACCTCCATAAGCACCTCCAGCTCCGCCAAGATTTCCGACGTTAGTTCCGTCAGTTCCTTTCGAACCTCCTGATCCACCAAGACCACCTGTGCCAGAAAGTGCGCCGGAAGTGCCTTTTGTTCCACTGGTGCCTTCACCTAACAGTCCGACACCACCTCCACCGCCAGCGCCATTATTTCCACTTGTCGAGGCACCGCCACCGCCGCCTCCGCCGCCACCAGAACCATCTGTGCCGTTATTTCCCTGATTGTTTGCACCGTCTCCGCCGTTGCCGGAATATCCTCCAGCGCCACCGCCACCACCGCTACCACCTGCGCCAACCCCTAAGAAAGCGCTTCCGCCGTCCCCGCCACCATCGCCGACATAAGAACCTCCTAATGCCTTTGGATTTGTCTGAGCACCTCCGGCGCCGCCTTCACCTTTTACTGTTGTCGCATTCAAAAAGAAGCTATCGGTGCCTGCGCTGCCATTTACTCCAGAACTTCCTCCTGCCCCACCTTGTCCGACTTGCACGGTATAAGTCGATCCCGGTGTGACTGAAATGCTGTTCTTATAACCTAAACCACCTCCAGCGCCCCCCTGAATGCCAAGACTCCAATTACCTCCGCCTCCTCCTCCACCAACTGCGACTACAGAGACACTTGTAACACCCGTAGGGACTGTCCAATTGTAGATACCTGGTGTTGCAAAAACAGTCTGACCAACCGCAGCGCCTGATCGCAAAAGAATAGGCACTTCTAATTGAATAATTAAGTTTGAAGTTGTGGACGCTTCTCCAATTCGAGTTACATATTCTCCGGAACCGCTTGGAGGAGTCTCTGTAATATCGCCCGGATTTGTCGAAAGGTAATAAACCTTACCTGCATTCAGACCTGATGTTGAAAGTAGACCAACAATCAGACACCTTACCTCTTCACCTGCAAGTTTTGATGTCTGAGCGAAACCAACCACCGTTGCTTGATCACGTGTCCCTGACGCATATGCTCTTCCTACCTTACCGTCTGAAGCTCTTGCGTATAAAGCCTCACCTTGAGTTACATCCTCGAACGCAATCGCTCCGAAACCAGCAACGGAATAGACCGTCCGGTTCGCCATCGTAGATTTTAAATCAGCGAGGACCCCAAGCAAGCCCTCATAATTAGGACTATATGGTTCGTTATCGCGTACACCTGACATCAGCTTAATAAAATAGGCGGTTCAAGTTGAATTGAAAATTCTGTAGCAGTGGCACCCTCACCAACACGTGTCACGTATTGTCCTGCAGTACTAGGTGCAGTAAGAGTAATCTCACCAGGAGTAGTCGAAAGGAAATAAACATCGCCTGGATCAATACCCGTTTGATCGTCAAGAAGGCCTGCGACTAGAACTTTCACAGTGCCACCCGATGCTGCATCATCATCGGCGAAACCAACGACAATCGCTTCGTCTTGTGTACCATCTGCCTGTGCTTTACCCACTAAACCATCACTCGTCCTCATATATAAAGCGTCACCATCAGAAACAGCTTCAAAGGTTGTTGCATCAAATCCCACGCGCTCAGGAGCGAAAGTAGGAAAGCCTTCTTTGAGATCGATTAATGCATCTATCAAGCCATGGAAGTTATAGTCATACGGTTGCCTCGTCATTGTGAAGGCATTAGCCGTCATGATATCAACAAGAACTGCTATCGCACCTGCCGTATTAGGTTCGTAAGAGGCCATATAAACCTAGACGTTTACTTTATTCTAAATTGATAACTACTCTAGAATAGAAGAGTACCTTGCAATCTAAAATGTCGCCAGAATTGATTGCTGCTGTAATCACTGGAGGCGTGGGCGCTTTCACAGGATTGTCACGGGCTTTGAACAACTTTAACCGTAAAGTGGAACGCAGATTTGAGCGGATTGAAGATGACTTTGATCTTCTTCATGATCGAGTTACTAGAGATTACGTTCTCAAAGAAGATTTTCTACGTGAAATGAGTTCTGTCCACACCAAGTTGGACAGGATACTTGATCACTTACTTTCGGATTAGAGCGTCACCCAAGAGGCTGCACCAGCGTCGTACATAATCAGTGCTGATGCGCCAGTGTCGTAATGAAGTTGCCCATCGACGGGATTACTTGGCTGACCTGCGCTCCGCGAAACTACAGCTTTGACGGTCTGAAAATTCGTTCCATCGTGGATCTTCAGGATCTGAGTGCTCGCAGTATCGAGCCATGATTCACCCTTGCTGTAACTAGCAAAGCCTGCTGCAGGACTATTGGGTGCCGTCGAGCCTACATGCGTGGGTCCAATCTTGATTAAACCGGTGCTTGGTGCAGCAGTATTGTCTTTGAAATAAACTCCTGGATCAACAGCGTTGAAGTTGATACAAAGCTCAGCCTCGCCAATACGTGTGGGAGTGGGTCGATCGTTAGCAACAGACGAACGACGACTTAAAATCTGAACGGTCATGACTAACTATTGATATACAGACCACAATCCACCTGAATAGGCTGTGGGTCAGGGGTTGAATATGTTCTACAGTCTAGTTCACTATCGTCTGGTGCCACGATAGGCGTTCCGTTCAAGTAAGTTCCTCCATCAATCTCACCGAATTGGAAATCACTTGTGTAATCAGTGAGAGGCTGGTCCAACATGCCGAGTTTGACATCGGTAATCAAAGTCGGGTCAATGTTGAACACCTTTTGCATCATACGCAACATGCCCATGGTCGCGTTTTGAGTGGTGCCGTCCCGATCTAAATTACCTTCAGCATCACGCCTGATTGAACCAGTCATCTGCATACTGATCAAACTCGGATCGAAATTAGCTATCTGTTCAGGTTGATTTCTTGCTCCTGAGATCTCTTTTGCACCAGTCCATGGCATTCCATAGCCCATCATTGACATACGCTGAGCTTGTAACTTCGTTCTATCGTTCTGTTGCTCTAAATTATCGTAAAAGCGTTCTAAAGCGATGCCGAGCGGCTGATCACTAGGCTCTTGAAGCCACGCGCCAACATATTCGTGATTTTTTAAGTTAGTAACCTTGCAATACCCAGATGTTGTCTGGCTGATCGGATAAATAATCTTAAATTGATCCTTATTGACAACTTCAGTGACAATAAATTCACCTTTTACCGCCAAACCACTCGTAAAATCGCAAATAACACGTGTATTAGCTCCTAAACCGTGATCAACGGCGTCGATTGTGATGTTTGGACCTCCGTCTTGCGTGTACTTCGCTGTGATATTAATCGGTTCGTTACCTTCATCATGAACAACTGACCACATGGCCGCATAGATGTGCTTACACCAACGAATCTGGTAATAGTTCATGTTGGGGTATGAAAACTCTTGAGAATCTTCGTATGTGGGTGGACTAAAGAAGTCATTGACAGTGACATACCCCAGATCACTGAAAACACCTGCGTCATCACGAGAATTCACGAGTGAACCATCTCTTTCGAGGCGATCACCAGGCTTAACCGAACCGATTTCAGTGATAGGAAAGCGCCTTTTCTGTGATTCTGAGTACAAATTGAAGCCTGTACGCTTCATGAAATCAGGACAAGTGCATTGATATCTAATTTCTGTCGTCAAATAGCGCCCTACAGTGAATCCACGAGCTGCTGGCGTGACAATTGTCTGTTTGTCATTGACATTTTTAGCTTGATAGCTGTCTTCGCGTTGAAAAATAATCTCATTAGTGCTTAAATCCGTTCCAGTTACGGTATATCCGACATAATCTTCATAGTTATAGTCTCTTAATCGCCTTGTAAGGATCCCAGTCCCCGCAGTAGATCCTCCCACAAACGCGGCCACTTCAAAAATGAAGTCGCTTGTGACTTTTGTTACCTTATATAGGCCAGGAATTGCTGTTCCGGACGTAAAAACAAGGCTAACTTCGTTGCCTACAGACAAACCATGTGCACTGGCACCACAGTTAATGGTGATTACACCTGTTGCCTGGCTATACGACACAAAGATTCCAGTATCTTTCTCAATAACCCGATCCGCTAACCGTTCTCCCGCGAAGAAATTCACCGGAGTTGGGATAAATCTAATTTTCACCCTCATTTCTGCCCATTGCAGGTCGCTGAAGGTGGTCACAAGACGTGCTGTGACATTGCCTGATGTCGTTACGGCTGCAGCAGCAGTGCAAGTGAAGGTGTTTGTTGTCGTGCCTGTGACAGCAAGTGTGGCGTCAATGCCGCTACCCGTGGTGAAATCTAAATAGATGTTATCTCCGACTTCAAAACCATGGTCGTCAATAGTGACCGTGATGGTTGTTCCACTCTGACTATATGTTCCAGTAACAGCGGAACGGGTATATCTCACCTCATCAATAGGCAGACCGAAATTGTAGAAACTAAAGCTATTGGTGTCACGAATCCCGACCATCTGCTCGCCAATCTCTGGCGTGCTGCTCGGAAAGGTGAAAACCCTTGCCGGAATGAACACACCAGGAAACTGCTGGAAAGCGCAATACATACGGAAGTCCCCGCGTGTATTCCTGTCTTTTGAACTCGTGCCTAAGTAAGTCTGAGTGAGCGTGTAGAGGTCATAACCTCGTCGCCAACGAGCCCATAACGACTCTCTGTTGTAGAACTTAGTGTCGCTGTCAAACTCACTATTCGCAGGTTCAAAGTCAAAAGCCCTTGACTTGAACTTTTGACGCTTGGTCCCGCTGAAATCAGTTTGTTTTTCGAACTTCTTCGCAAACTTGCCGTCAAAATTTTGATTCGATGAAGACCCGAATCCACCAACTCCAAACGGCATGGCTTACATCAATAGAATCCGCCCTGGACGCCGACATAGAAGCCGTTGGTAAGGGCTGTAGAGCCGCTTACAGCTGCGTAAAGAGCTTGGCCGCGACGGAGCATCAAACCGCGTTGCTTGGGAGCCGTCTGGCTGTTTGCACTATCGAAGTTGGCGCCAGCTTGAACGGTGGGGTGATTGATCAGAGGCAGGTCACCGTTGATCGTCAGGCTGTAAGAAAGGTTCTCGTAAACGGCAGGGACGCTTGAGACGAAGAGAGGGAAGAATTGGTTGGTATTACTAACGGTTCCGACATTAACCAAGTAGAAGCAAATATCGACTGGGAGGGAAACGTCAACATTTCCCGTAATGGTGCCACTAATGCTTGGGATTGTGGCAGTGAAGGTGGTCGGGGTCACCGTCGCGACCGTTACCTCTTGGTCGATCGGATCAGTACCAGAACTGCGGCTTGTGATATCTAAATACGCCTTTTGACCTACCTGAAGATTATGACCGCCGCTGATGGTCACAGTGATGGTGGTGCTATTGGCTGAATACGTACCCGTGGTAGCGGACTGAGCGTCAATCTTCTCGATAGTACGCTTGCTGTAAGTCAGCCAGATCTCATCGATATATGCACCTGAAATAGAAGTATCAGTGCTCGATGAGTCAACATCGAAAATCTTGGTCGCGTTACCAACAGCAGTTGGGACCAAGCTGGTGCCAAAGTTCTGTCCTGAAGCCACGGTCAACAGCGTGGAAGTCGTTGCCGGACGATCGACCATCAACGGCTGTTTGTTAGAACTACTGCTTGACACTTCTACTCAGCGGGTTTCTTTAAATGTATTATAGCGGTATTCGATCAACTATCTTTTTCACGCTTCTTGTCAAGGCGTGACTTCGCCTTGTTAAGAGCATCTTTACGCTTCTCTTTGTCTGTCTTGTTGTCTTCTTTTTCATTACCCTCTCCCTGCTTCTTTTTAAAATGAGCGAGAAGCTCGGGAGGCATCTTGTTCTTAGCCATATCAATCAACCAAAGTTTTGACCGCTTCCAGTGGCCAGGTATTTAGAACGGGAGGATTTAGTCCCAACTCCAGACCCATAGCTACGGTTGACTTGTTCTTCAAGCCCTGATTCCTGTCCCACGCCCATGGCTTGTCCTGCCATACGCTCAGGTGCTTCCATGATTTCCGAGCCTGGCATTGGAATGTCAAGACTCACAGGACCTTCGCCTTTTGATGCGCCCATTTATCTAACTAAGGATTGATTACGGTTCAGGAACCGTTCCACGCAACTCTTCACGCAGAGCAGAACCTTTAATGTAAGGCTCAGGTTGAACCCCTGGCTCAACTAAGTCTACCTTCAACAAATCTCCTGCCATTCGAGGAGGTTCAGGTCTTGTTCGCCCTTGCGAACCGATTCGCTCTCTTGGCACTTCATTGCGGCGTAAGCCATACATGTAACCAAGCTTTGTCTTTGGTTTTACCATGTCGCTTGAATTGGCGTTTTATTTAAGGCAACAGGAGGAATGCTGTCTGAGTGGGATCGTGACACCTCTCTCATGTATGCAGGATTGTTTAACTGATACCTAGGATCATTCTCTCCGGTGTAGGAAACAACGAAGTCACAAGGAGTGTGCTGCTCCGTTTTCGCCATGTTGAAAGGATCACTAAAACCAGCAGTCTGCATCTGGTAGTCGTTGTACATGTTCCTGTACAAGACCGGGAAAGATTGACTGTATCCGGGAACTTGAGCGAACCTCATCAGTCCATCAACTTAGGAGCTTGGAAAGCCTTAGCCAGCATGGCCTGGGTATCTAATCCCGACTTCGGAGAGATCATTGATTGCTCTCTACCACGAAGATTGTTGATGAAGTTCTTCAAGAAACCGAGGTTGATAGAGCTCTTCTCCTCTTCTTTATCAACTGGCGGAGGAGGGGTCAGCATTGGCTGAGGTTCTGATGTGCTTTTTACACCGCCAGAAGAACCTAATACCTGTTGAACTTTAGGAAGATGCTTCTTGTAAATGCCTTCAGAATAAACTGACCAGGCACCAAGTCCTTGCCGGTTTCTGATATCAAGTGCGGCTTTGGCATTCGTAAGAGGATCCTTGAGCTGCTCATTGTTCTGCAATCCATATCGTGCACGACGCTCTTCACCTAATTTATAACCAGGCTCATCCAGCATGTTGATCTGGAACAAACCATAGGAATCGTCGGGATAAGTAGGGTTATGTGCATCAGGTCTTAAACCAGATTCGCCCATGCCAATGGCGACCATGGTAGGGATCTCTGACTCTTTAAAACCCGCCTGACGAAGTACGTCTGCTGTCTGTCGGATTGATAAAGACATATTCTTAGCGGTAGTTGGTTTCGAGAAGGAGGCGGGTGCCGACAGCAACATCAGCAGGGCCAGGAAGAGCTTGGATGAATTCAGCACCTTCCCTATTAAAGCGATAACGGGCTTGCTCAGGGTTTCTATAGTTAGGAACATATAGATGCAGGGCTAATCTGTCAGTCTCGTACAAGTAAATCTGAGTCCAAGTTTTCAACGTTTCCTTGAAATCAGTGGTGGCAATCGTACGATCCACGTCACCTGCAATTGACTCAACCCGACCCCGAGGAACAGTCGAGTTGTTCATTGTTCCAGTCATATCAGTACGCTTCTCGGCTTCATCACACCGCTCAACCTGCTCAACAATTTTTGCGTACCAAAAAGAATCCGGCACATTATCCAGAGCTTCCTCAAGGCGAGCTAAGTCTCCCGCTGGAATTGAAGTCGTGTTGTACCCCAAATGCCAGCGGACTTTAGACTTGAGAAAATTATCAAGCTTCATTAACGTTCACCAACGCATTACTGTGCATGAACTATATGCACCAATAACACATTAACACGCGCCAATAATCACTCGACGCGGACTAGGTTTTCCTTGAAAATCTCGTCCCAATCAACACGTTTGATTGTCTTCAATTGCTCGAGTTTTGAGAAGCGCTCACCAGGAAGAGCAAGCTGCAGATCTTTAATTTCACGAGCAGTCTTCAAGCCGACGCCGGGCAACGCATCAGCAATCTGACGTGCAGATGCCAAGTTGATATTGACTCGGGTGTCGACAGGAAAAGTTTCTTTCTTGGTCGGTTTCGCTGGCTTGGCACCCTCGCGAACTAGATCTTCGGTAAGACGCTCTTCATTCCGAATCTGTTCAGAAGTTGCATCGAGATGAGGCGTCAGATCGGACTCATCGATATATAAGACTTCTTCGTTTGCATCCAGACACATCAGGATGCCTTCGCCGTGCTGAGAAACTACTTCAACAAGTCCTCCAGTCACACGGTTTTGGTAAAGCATAGTTACATCCAATTACAGATATAGCATACCAAGATAAATTCCTAAGGACAATAAAAAAGCGGGCCGTAAAGACCCGCCAGGTGATTTTTATAACGGAGTTATCACTCGTCGTTACCGCCCACTTGAGAGGCGAAGTCGATGAAGCCCTGGATGTCTGCGAAGGTAGAAGCAGCAGCAGGACGGACGTAGTTGACACGACCGATGATGTAAGCAGCCTTGCCAGCGTCCACATCAGCCTGACTGATGGAGATGCCAGAACCGTTAGGAGTGGTTGCGGTCAGAGCGGTCACGTTGAACACCTTGAAGGTGGTGTCGGCGGTGACTTCATACATCAGGGAGTCAACGAAGTCGCTGTCGTCGATGGTGGCGGACACAGCATCGATGAAGGGAACCTTCGAGGTCGAAACGCCAGAGTCACCCTGAGAAATCGCAGTAGAAGCGAAAGCAGTCAGCTGCGAAGTGGCTGCCTTAATACCGTTCAGAACGGTGGCAGGGGTGGGGACAGGGTTGGCGCCGGAAGCAGGCTTCAGGGTCACGATCTCGGTGTTAGTACCAACGAGGTCAGCGGTGACCGGAGAAGCGGGGAAGGAAGGCTCGCCACCGGAAGGGATGTCCTGACCAAGAGCGATCGAGGTCTGGTAGACGTAGGCAGGGCGGTCAGAGCTTGCCTGGACAACCATGGAGGTGCGGTCATCGCGCACCCGGTCGCTTGCACGACGGTCAGGGGAAGGAACGATCAGATCGCCACTGGTAACGCCAGTGGTGGAATCAACCTTCAGATAGCCGATGAGCTCATAGAACTCAAGGCCAGGCCACGCATACACACCTTCAGTGTTGAAGGAGGAGAGGCGGTTGATTTGGTTACCGGGCTGCAGAATTGCGCCCTTTTCAGCAGTGTAAGTTGCCATTTAGATTAGTACCTCCTTATCACTCAATGATGGTGAATGCGGTGGTCACGAAGTCCTTATTCAGGTTTGCGAAACCAGCGTACAGCTGCCAGATCAAGATGATGAAGCGGCTGAAGTCATCGTTGTTGTTGATGAGCACCTGAGCGTTGGGACCACCAATACCAACACCAACAGCTTGAGGACCAAAGAACAGACCAGCGGGGGTGTCGCGGGTAGCAGTAGGAGTGCCAGCACCGGTAAGAGTGGTAGTGGCAGTCTTGCTGGGGAAGTTAGTGGATTCGAAGAAGCGAACACCTTCGAACACGAAGCCGGAAGGCATCACGGGCTCGCCAGCCACGAACTGAGCTTGACCGTACTGACCACCTTGATAGAGAGCAGCGTTAGGAGCAGCCATGCCCATCAGGGGGTTGGGCTGACCCATGCCGGGGTAACGTGCCACTTCGCGGAAGCCGTCGTCAGCACGCAGATCCTTCATGAAGGAGGGATCAGCAATACAACGGTAGTAACCATCCTGGAAGACAGGAACGTTACGCTTACGGAGGCTCTTAACAACGTTCAGAAGGTCGGTCTTAACGTTGAACTTGAATCGCTCACCTGCATATTCAGCAGAGGTGTAGGTGGCGACAGTGCTGCCGGTCTTGGAGTGATCGTTGGGGTAGTAGTAACCACCTTGGGTGTCGCCAGACTGGCCACGAGACTCAGACTTGAACAGCTCGTCCAGGAACACACGATCGCGCCAACGACGATAGTCGTCGAGCAGAGTCAGCGAACCGATGGACTGGTGGAACATGTTGAGGTTCCCGGTGTCCAGCAGAAGGCGCTGAGCGGTCATCAGGGTCTCGCGAGCAATCTTGAAGGTGCTCGGGAGGTTGGTGTTGTTCGGATCGGCAGGACCGGTGTACTCACGCAGAGACACAAGCACCTTGTCCTTAACGATCGAACGGCTGTTGGCAGTACCGATCGTTTGGTCTTGGGTACGCTCGCGGCTGGTCTTCGTGCCGGGGTTACCGAAGAAGCGGTAACGATCCAGCTGCACGGTTTGACCAGGCTGCTTTGTGAAGTCGTGGACTACGACAGGCTCGCAAGCCATCTCCACGACATAAGCCGGATGGGGGCGGTACAGTTCCGCACCCAACAGCTTGGGAAAGTCGTTATCGATGAACATAGTAATTTCTCAGCTAAGTTTTAAGCGCTGATACTTGAGGAGAAAAATCCTCTGAATATGGAAATTTTCATTCCATTACAAAAAATTATAGCAACGCTTTATCAACCCGGATTATTGAAGACGCCTTTTTTTATTGGAATTTGCCTAGCTTTCGATATTCTCTTCCAGAGGTCACAGCGCGTGATCTGTTCGAAGTAATACCAGCCTCATCTTTTCGTTGACTTGGCATAGAACTTTCGGAGGTCGGCATGGCATCCCCCGCCATTCTTGGCGGCTCTGGCTTAGAAGACCCTTCAAAACCACGTTGGATCCCCTTCACTAATCCGTATGCGCCCTCTTGTTCTGCGCCTTCTTTGCCACTTTCAAGAACTTTCTTAAAACCGCCAGACTGTCCCATAATAATTTGCTTAAGGCATCAAAGTGCGTTCGACAGCACGTGCTCGAGGATCAGGTGAACCGTCAATCATGTTGCCAGGATTAAACATGTTGGGAGCGACAGTGCCGATACGTCCATAAGGATTGATCAGACCATCTGCAGGTTGTAAATCAGGCATTGCAGCCTGCACTTCAGGGTTGATAGGACTAGAAGCTTCACCCATGAGCTTTGCCATCATGGCTAATTCCAGTGCTTGTTTGGCTTTACTGTTGTCCATCATTTGTTTCCTTTTTGGTTAGGCATTGGAGGATAGCCCATGGGTAATTGCCCTGCTAAAGGCATCATCGGCATAAGAGCCTGTTGGGCTTGCATGCCAATTTGATCCTGAATAATCTCTGCTTGACGTAATGCTTGTGGAGCTAAAAGTCCATTAGCAGGTAAAGGAGAGCCGGGAAGATTGAGCTTGAGATAAGAAGCGTCGAGATCACGAGGCATCGGAGGCTGGGGGACATTAGGGTTGCCAACACCCGCTTCGGTGTCTTGCATTCGAATTGGCGCATACTCGTCGACGTTGCCAGACATGACCTGACGCGAAGTGTCGCCAGCACCAAACTGAACAAGACCGGGAGCACCAATCGGACCGCCAGCAGTACCGATCGCCGCCAAAAACTGATCAGCCTTTTCTCTAGCTCCAGCCTTCTTTTTTGCCATGGTGAATAAAAAATATGGGGGCAGCGTTAACTACCCCCTATTCTAAAACTGTTTATATTTGGAGATCACTCCATAACCAGGAGCTTGTTACGGAACACCTCAGGGTTTTGAGCTGCAGTGTTCAGATAGCGCCAAGCGTTGGAGGGGTCACGGTCGGCCAGGTTGCCGAAGCTGTTCCAGAAGTCACCAGCGTTGGAAGGAGCCTGGGGCTGGGGAGGGACAGGCATCTGAGGGCGCTGAGGAGCGACCTGCTGAGGCTGCTGTTGCTGGAACTGCTGACCAACGGCCATGCCCTGGGGAGAAGCGGGTTCGTCAGCCACAGGGTGAGGGCCATTAGGACCGAAGAACTCACAGGTGTAATCAGCGAGAACGTCAGGATCGGTCAGGATGGTCTCGTAGGCGCGGTGCTCGTTTGACAGCTCTTGGAGGAGCTCACAAGCTTGGATCAGCTGCTGATTGGTTTGGATCAGCGCATCCTCAACATCACAGGCATACTTGTTGACGATCGCAGCGGCATCAGGGCCGAAGTGATCGATAACCTCAAGACTTGCCTCGGTTACTCCGTTTGCCCGGAGCATTTCCGGGGTTATTTCCAGCGAAGTTTGGGAAGAGTTGTTGGAGTAACCCTGGTTGTTGTTGGTTCCAGGCGTAGAGGTCTGCGTCGCCAGGCTGTCGAATTGGGTCGTTTGTTGGGAACCGTAGCTGGCCGGGTCGATTGCCTGGGTCTGACTCGATTGTTGAGCCAGGGAGGGGAATTGGACGGGCGAACTCAGGAGTCCCACCACTTTGTTGAACGCCTCCTTGTAGGGGTTGTCCGCTTGTTGGGGCGCCTGGTACTGCTGGGGGCTGTACTGAGTAGGGGTTGAGACCGGCGCCTGCGTTCCCATCTGGGCCTGCATTACTGGGGCTGGGGCCGTCGCCTGTTGGTAAGGTGCCACCCATTGCTGATTGGTAGCCACCGTAGGCGCTTGCGCTGCCGTCTGGGCCACCGGAGCCGCGTAGCTGGTCGGTTGGGTCTGGGATACTTGGGGTGCCGATTGGGTCGGCATTGCGGTATCGGCCTGCATAAGTTACCTCTTTTTGTAGGCTTTCGAGTGTGCGATAAAGGAAGGGGGTG